TGTACTTCTGTGGCCGCAGGATCAAGTAATGTATTCGCAGGATAGTAGTATAAATAGTAGTAGGAGAGATTAAATGGCAAGTTATGATTCAGGTACATTAACAAATCAAAGTAGTAAAAGTTCAAGAATCTATAAGGATTTAAATTTAGATTTTCAACAGAATTCTGCTACTAAAGATATTCAAAAACTTTCAGATGTTGAGTCTGTAAAAAGAAGTGTACGAAATCTGATTAACTTAAATTATTATGAGAAACCTTTTCATCCTGAAATAGGATCTAATTTAAGAGGTTTATTATTTGAGAATATAACTGCTCAGATAAGTCACTACATGGGCAAACAAATAGAATTATTAATTAGAAATTATGAACCTAGATGTAAGATGGTAGAAGTTTCTAATAGACCTGACGTAGACAGAAACGGATATGCCGTTTCGGTATCTTTCTATGTAGTCAACACACCTAACCCAATACAAGTAGAAACATTTTTAGAAAGATTAAGATAACATGGCAACTAAACTAGATATATCACAATTAGACTTTGACGGAATTAAAGATAATCTAAAAACTTTTCTATCACAACAAGATGAGTTTACTGACTACGACTTTGAAGGTGCTGGTATGAATATCTTATTAGATGTTCTTGCCTATAATACACACTATCTTGGTTACAACGCTAATATGTTAGCAAATGAAATGTATCTTGATAGTGCTGATCAAAGAACAAGTGTGGTGTCATTAGCAAAACAAGTTGGTTACACTCCTAAAAGTGTTACATCATCAAAAGCAACAATTGATGTGCTTGTTAATAATGCAAGTGGTTCATCTATCACAATGTCAAGGGGAACACAATTTACAACTTCAGTTGATGGCACAAATTATGCTTTCGTAAACAATGCTGATGTAAGTATCACGCCTGTTGATGGTGTTTACAAATTTTCTAGTCTAGATATTTTTGAAGGCACATATTTAAATTTTAAATATACGGCAAATACCTCTGATACAGATCAAAGATTTATTATACCGAATGATAATGTTGATACGACAACTCTTACTGTTAAGATTCAAGAATCTGCTTCTGATTCTACAACAAACACTTATACATTAGCTGGAGGTATAACAGGATTAGATTCCACATCACAAGTTTATTTTTTACAAGAGATTGAAGACGGAAGATATGAAGTTTACTTTGGTGATGGCGTTTTAGGAAAAGCAGTTGCTGATGGTAATATTGTAATATTAGATTATATAACTTGTAATCGTGCTGAACCAAATGGTGCCACTACATTTACTTTATCAGGATCGATAGGTAACTTCTCAAACGTTACTATCACAACTTTAAATAATGCCGCTAACGGTAGTGGTCCTGAATCAATTAAATCAATTAAGATCAATGCGCCTAGAGATTACTCGGCACAAGATCGTGCTGTGACGGCAGAAGACTATAAAGTTCTTGTCAAGAGTCTATATGCAAATGCCCAATCAGTTCAAGTCTATGGTGGTGAAGACGCTGCTGTTCCTGATTATGGTAAAGTATATATTTCAGTTAAAGCAAAATCAGGTTCTAATCTAACAGAATTAACAAAAGCAAATTTAGTTAAGTCTTTAAAATCATTTGCTGTTGCTTCGGTAACACCTGTGATTATTGATCCTGAAACAACTTTCATAACTCTAACTACAACTTTTAAATACGATTCTAGTTTAACAACTAAAGACGTATCAACACTTGAAACAAATGTGATAAATGCTATTTCAAATTACAATACAGACACATTAGAAAATTTCACAGGTATGTTTAGATATTCAGAGGTATTAAAGACAATAGATGGCGCTGATAGTTCTATACTATCAAACATCACAAAAGTTAAAATGTATAAATTTATAACACCTACTTTAAATTCAGCATTAAAATATACACTATCATTTAATAACGCATTTTACAATCCACACTCTGGTCATGCTTCAGGTATGGGTGGTGTTGTTTCTTCAACAGGATTCAAATTCAATGATGACAGTTCAACAAATGAACACTTCCTAGATGATGACGGTGCTGGTAATATTAGAGTTTATTATTTAAGTGGTACTACAAGAATATACACAAATTCAACTTTCGGAACAATTAATTATACGACAGGAGAATTAATCTTAACTTCTGCTAACATAACAAGTATTTCAAATGTCGATGGTGCAGCTAGCACACAAATAAGAGTAACCGTACAACCAGATTCAAATGATGTCGTGCCTGTAAGAAATCAAGTATTGTCTATCGATACTGCCAACTCAACTTTCACAGCATCGGTAGATGAGATAGAAAGTGGTAGTTCACAAGCAGGAACAGGTTACACGACTACCAGCAGTTATTAGGTGGTAAGTAATGGCAGATAAAAAGAAAACAAATAAAAAAAAAATATCGACACTCATCAAACAACAAGTTCCTGAGTTTGTATTAACAGATCATCCTAAATTTACAGAGTTCCTTACTTCATACTTCCTATTCATGGAATCTGCTGAATTGAATCTAGATCAATTCACAGACATAGATCAAATACTTTTAGAAACAGTAGGTGCGACTGATAGTTTCGTATTACTTAATCAAACAAATAAGAATGGACTAGACTCAGGTAATAAACTTGTAAACGAAGAAAATACTTTTGGTAGTTCTTTTCAAAAAGGTGAAACGATCACAGGTGCAACATCTGGTGCTACATCAACTATTTTAGCAGAAGACACAATAGTAAACGATAGATTATTCATATCAGCAAACAATGGTTGGATAACAGGAGAGCTTGTTACAGGTTCTACTTCAGGTGCAACTGCCAGAGTTGGTAAATATCGTGCAAATCCTGTAGAGAACATACAACAACTATTAAACTATTCTGATCCTGATCATACAATTAGTGACTTCTTAAATCAAATGAAAGAGGAATTTCTTAATACAATTCCTAGAGATACAGATGACGCTGTAAATACAAGAAAACTAATTAAAAATATTAAATCTTTATACAGAGCAAAAGGTACTGAAAAAGCACACAAGGCTTTCTTTAGAATATTATTTAACGAAACAGCAGAAATATATACTCCAGCAGACGATATGTTGAGAGTATCAGGTGGTTCTTGGAATGTTCAAACATTTATTCGTTGTACTCAAACATCATTACAATCCGTTAACGATCCTATCTTTCTAACAGGACAAACAATCACACAAGCAAATGATCCTGCTGACGCTAATGTAAATCTAGCAACAGCAATTGTAGAAAACGTTTTAAAATTTCAAGAGGGTACTACACAAATTATTGAGATCATACTTAATACGGAAACAGTATCAGGTACTTTTGTCAATGGTGCTACAGTCACTGGAATAAGTAATGTAAATTCAGATGTAACGATAGGAATAACCGTATCAGAATGTTTATCAACTGCCGTAATTACAAATAATGGTAGTACATTAACAGTTGGTGATGAATCAACTATAACAGGTGGTGGAGGTTCTGGCGCTAGAATTCAAGTGTTAGACATATCTGGTGCAGGTGTGTCAGAGGTTATTGTAGACTCTGTTGGAGAAAATTTTGAAGAAGGAGATACACTCACATTTAGTTCAGGAACTGCTGAGGCAAAAGTTTCAGTTGTTAATGGTGGAATTGCACCTGAATCAGGAAGTGTAGATTCTCATATTGAATTAGAAGCAGGAACAATTACAGGTGGTGGATCAGGCGATCTATCAATGGAAGAAGCACATGATGGTGGTCTAGGATCTAAAATATTAAGAGAAGATTCTGCCATGATTGACAATGAAGTTAAACTTGAATTAGAAAATGAAGTCGGTCATTTAATATCTGAAGAAGATGGTGGAAATCAAACTTCTGAAAGATTTTATATTCTTAATCAAGATTCAGAATTAGATATTCCTTATAATATGGAAGCAACAGATCATATTGTTCAAGAAGAACAAACGCAAGATGATGGATTATATATAGGTGATAAAATTGTTCAGCAAAATGCAACAGGTGTTGGTGATATTACAGATGTAAGAATGATTGCAAGTGGTTCTGGATATACAACTTTGCCCACAGCAACAATTGATGGTGTTAGACATTTATCATTAGAAAATGCCACATCTTCTAATACAAGTGATTTTAGTCGTATTGAATTTGAAACAGGCGGAACTGTATTAAATGAATCAGATTTTGCTACTTTAAATGTTCAAGGTGCAACTGTCATACCTTTCGGTGAAGATATCGGTAGAGCAACATCATTAAATATTATAGAACATGGTATTAATTTTACATCAGCACCTACTTTAGATTTTCCTCGTTACGCTGTTCTTAAAACAGTTTCAGGAGCAATATCTGCTAATGAAACATTTACATCAAATGTAAGTGGTGCAACAGGTACAGTAGTTGATTTTACAGCACCTCTTTTAAAATACACGGCGACAACAAGTGAATTAGTTGAAACAGATACAGTTACATTTTCTGGTAATACAACAGCTGTTGTAGCAAAAACTGATCCACTAACTGGAACTGCAACAGTAGGTTCACAAGTTACAACTTCTGGAAAATATATAAATCAAGACGGACATATTTCAGAAGGTTCTAAAAAAATTCAAGACAGTTTATACTATCAAGATTTTTCTTATGTAATTAAAGTTGCACAATCAATTAACAAGTGGAGAGATTCTATTAAACGTGCAGTTCACCCAAGTGGATTTTATGTAACTGGAGAGGTAAATATTCAAACAAGATTAGCAGGTGGTGTTAAACAACCAGTTGGTGCTACTTTAACTTCAGGATTATTCTCTGGTACTGCTGATAGTCCAATCTACATGAGATTAAATACATTGTTCAATACTATCTTTAGTAGAAGAACAGGAGTTGGATTTAAATTTATGAGTAACGGTATTCAATTAGATGGCAAAACAAAAGTATCTTCAACAGTTGCGGCTACAGGTAAACCAGTAGAAGTTCACAATGATTATAGAGATACAAGTACAAACACTCAAAAAGAATTAAATTTACATCCTGAAACCACACTAGATTTAGAACGTAGAAGTAGAACAAATTTTTACACAAATACGTCATATACAGCAAGAGGCACTGCTGTGAAGAATGGATATGCATATGCAGGTCCTAGATTAAAGACTTTGAATACCTTTGCTCTTTCAGCTTTCGCAGCCAACAATGCGATAACACTAGAGGGTGGCACAGGTGCAGGTGAAATAATACTAGAAAACGAACACGGTGTATTACAAAATCCACAATCAGATTCATTCAGCACAAGACTTAATTCTTGGACAAATTTAAGATTTACTGGTACTTTAAACACAAGTGTTGATGGAGAAACAATAAGAATATCAGATTTTAATGGTACAACTTCAAATGCTAATGTTAAGACTAATTTTGCATTTCCATCAGAAGTCACTAAGTCGACCTAGAAAAGTCTTATAAATAATAGAAAGAAACATTAATATTTAATGGGAAAAAACAATGGCAGCAATAATTACAAAC